TTTGCCATGTATTTTCTATTATATATTAAATTCGGATATAAGCACATGTTAATCGTACTTCATTTTTTCTGTTTTTACTCCTGTTTCCTTATCTGTAAATGACTCTTTTATCCAGTTTGTTGCACTTTTAAATGGATTTAACATTCCCATTAGTTCTGTTATTATTTTTGTTCCATTATCAACCCCCATTTGCCAATACTTTTGATTTATTTGCTGTTGTCCTAGGTCTTTATACATTAAATACATATTTTGTTTTATACTCTTTAATTGTGTTGCTATGTCTTTTTCCCATATATCTCGTTGTTTTTTTCTTTCTACTTCCGAATTTGCTATTGTATTTGCTCTTTGTTTTATTTTTATTGTGTCTATGCTTTCCGCTACTTTCTGTCTTATTAATTTTATGTTTTCTTCTCCTACTTTACCGCTTATTTCTAACATCATATTTTCTAGCGCTTGGTGTCTTACTATGTCATCAAATTGCGCGTCTGTTAATTCCCATTGTTGTACCATATTCGCTAATTCTTGATTTTTAACACTTACATTCTTTAGTGTTAGTCCCTCTTGCGCTTTCTTTAACTGTGTGTCTTGTTGTGTATTTAGTTTCAATGTTTCGTAGTAATTTGCTTGTGTCCACGCTAATGTTGATCCTACCCCTCCTGTATATGTTGCATCTGCATCTGCTTTTCTCGCATTTGCTTCTGCTAGTTTTGTCTGTGCCTCTATGTTTGCCAGTTGTGCTCCCATTTGCATCGCTCCCATTCCCATAAATGGCGCATGTCCTGCCTGTCCTCCTGATGCACTTCCTCCTTGAACTCCTGTTTGTCCTTGTCCTCCACCTTTACCATACATCAATGCCGGATTTAATCCCGCTCTTTTCATGTGTTCCATTTGCGCTCCTACGTTTGTCGCATCCCATAATTTTTTTTGGTTTTCTAATTGTCCACTATTCAACCTTTCTTGATTTTGTGCTTGTATTCCCATCAATTCTTTTTGTCTTTCGTGTTGTTGTTTGTTTTGATAATCTTGGTACCAAGCCTGTGCCGCTGTTGTTCCCATGCCTATTCCCATTCCCATTCCATCCATAATTTCTAATTTTTATTTATTTGTTTTCGCGCTTTTTTAAAAGCGTTACATATTACTTGATTATTAAGAGTAGATGCGTACTACCCTACTAAATGGGGGGTTTCCCCCCCTATTAGCTTATTTTGCTCCGGTTCCTTCTGCTGACTTAGCCCCGCTATCCTTATTCGCATTAAGTTCTACTATTTTGCCCTCTTTTTCGTTTTTTGTTTGTTCGGCTTTTGCATCCCTTTTTGCTTGTATTGATCCTTGTACCTTGTCCATGGCATCCGTTGCAATTTCCCAACGATCCGTCCTTATGTTATACGCGCTTAACACTCCATCTTTTCTTTCTGTAAAGATTTCCGGCGCTCCGTCGGTTATTGGTTCCCCATTGTTTAGTATTCTTTCTACCTTATGTTCAATTGGTTCACCTTCTAATTTCTCAACACTTTTCAATGTTGTTTTATATTCTTGTTTTTTATATTTATACATCTTTTATAAATTTGGTATTACTTTCGCTGACATTTTTCTTCTAGCTATATTTTTGATACCTATTTGCACCCAAAAATTTTGACTATCTAATGATGTTGTCGCGAATATATTATTATACTTACTTGGATCTACATACGTTGTTATATCCTCTATTCCATTCTCGCTTGTTTCATATCTTCTATTTAATGTCATAAACATTGAATTATCCTTTTCTGCAAACGATCCTCTACATTGATTTACATTTGTCATGTAATTTATCCAAGCTGGTTGCTTTCCTACTGTTGAATATAACACATCCCCACTTTGATTTATCTTCGTGTCTTCCCAATGCATACCATCACTTATTAAATTCTGGAACCCAATTTGATCCATCTGGGGTTTATGGTAATCATTCATTGTCTCTAAGTTCACATCCCATCTATTACCTTGGCTGTAGTCTATTCTCGGCGTTATTGATGCTATCGCTATTATTTGACTTACTTCATCACATTTAATCTTAATTTTTCCTCCTTTGTGCTTTCCTGTTAGTCTACCTCTTCCTGCTAGTGTTCCTAATGGTTGTTGTTGTTGCTGTTGATCTGTTATATCTGCATGACTTATAACCTCCTCGAATGCTAACTCTTTTATTAGACTTCCACAATATATTGGATTTTCATGCCCTTTTGATCTTTCATGTGTATATGTTGCATCTAACCAATCGTCGTAACTTCCTCCGCTTAATGCTATTCTATTTAACATTTGATACACTTTATATGCTAGATTCAGACTGTCTATTGTAAACTGTCCTCCTGCTGTACTTACCGCGCTTATTTCATTAATTCCGTTCTGTCCGTCTATCCATTCTGTACTAATCCAGTTATTAAATAAATCTGATTGATATGTTTTTATTCCCAATCCTTCTTGACTTGCTAGTTTGAAAAATTCTCCATCCGGATATTGTCCCTGTCCTGCTCTCCCTAATGGTGTCCCATATGGGCTTATTGAACTCTCATCTATTAGATATGCACTTGATTGTTTTACATGTTCTAGTAAATTCATTCTCATTTCATCTATATTATCTAATGGAAATTCGAATAATGTTGGTTCGTTTAATCCTGCAGGTAATACATTGTTTAACGTCATTGTTGTCCATTCAAATGTGCTTGTTACGTTTGTCGGCCCATTATAATTATTGAATACTGTTGTAAACGTCGTTCCTGTTTGACTTGTATATTGATTTCCTGTCCATCCTAATGATCCTATTACAGTTGTTGCTGCTCCATTTATATCATACATTACTAGTGTATAGTCCGGATCTCCATACGGTGTAAACCCTGTTGCTTGCCATGTTGATGTTACTACCAGTTGTACCTGTGCATTTTTTGGTAATACTATACTTTGGCTTGATCCTAATATATTATAGTTGCTTGTGCTTGATCCATCTATTACATTTATTTGTACTTGTGTAACGCTAAATCTATTGTCATCACCTTGCGAATGCACCATAAATCCTCTTTCTTCTTGTTTATTACTGTAATATTGTTTATATATATCCCAATAACTTAGGTAAGGTATTGCATTGAATTTTCTTTCAATTTCTCCCTCTTGTGCTGTTGTTGCTTTTCTTCCTAATCCTCTTATATTTAAGTAACTGAATATACTACTACTATTTAACTGTTGATTGTCTCCTAATGGACTGTCCTGATCGTAATCACCTCTTAGTTTTAATTGTGGTAACTTTACCGCTGACATATCCATTCCTATATTTAACATATTCATGTGTAGTTTTCCCTGATATAGTCTTACTGGGCACTGAAATACATCTAATTGCACTTTATAACTTCCGAATAGTGGCCCCACTGTTGGTAGTGTTTTTACATCACAACTTAAATCGATGTCGAAGCTATCCCCCGGTAATCCTACCTCACTCATAAATGGAACTAGTGTTCCACTACTCATTGATGATCTCCATATATAACTCAAATCGTGTGTTGATCTTTCATAATTTCTCATTGAGACTTCCTGTTTTCCTCCGGATCCCAGTCTATCCCCTCCTAGTGTTGTTTTCATATTTATTTTTTATTTTTTGTTTTTATTCATATTTAATTTTAGCTCCTCTAAAATCATTATTACCTGAATTAATCTATTCCACGTAATTTTTTTTAACTCTTTTTCTACTTCTTTCACACTATCTAGATTTTCCGTCAATCTAAATTGTCCCATTGTTCCAAATGATTTCTCGTTTATTGTTATTACTTCAAACGGTGTATCTTTTATATCTTTTCTTTTTACTAATTCTTCGTTTCTAGAAAAGTTTTCTTTGTCCTTTGTCTTTACATCTGTATATAACGGTTTTACTTTCGTTTCCATATTCTATTGTTTTATTTTTTATTATATATTCTTGATTTGCTATTTTTCTGTTTATTATTTCTCCTGTATCTTGATCCACGTATATCGGTATATATTTTAAATACTTTTTCCGCATTTCTCCAATTCTACTTTGAACCATATTTGTAACCTTATTAACTCGTTTAACGTATGATTGAGTAGTCTTTTTTTATTATAGTGTAATCTTGCAATATCTTCATTGAATAATATTATCGCTCTCCTTTGTATATTACATATAACTTTCAATTTTTTTTCTGCTAATCCCTCGAGTAGGGGAGTGCCTTTCTGTCTACTTAACTTAATATTAATTATAGGACTTTTTTTAATTCCTTGATTCTCAGTCTTTTCCATACTTATTTTATTATTTATTATATTTTTTTACTGTCTTTTTGTCTTATTTTATTAATTGCGTACTAATTTACTATTTTTTTTTTATTATCAAAATTAAGCTAATTTTAATTTGCGTATTTTTATATTTAACAAGTCTTTAGACGCGTTAGTCTTCCATTTCTTTTTTGCGTAGTCTTTCCATTCTCTCCATTTTCTTCATATTTCTTCTTTGTCTTTCATATCTCCTTAATTCCCAGTTGATCTCGTCGTCTCCGTACCCTAATCTTTTGTTTTTCACTCTTGCCTCGTATAATGTTCTGTAATAATCTTTATCACTTTTCGATATATCTATTTTTTGTCCCAATACCCATCTTTCGTTTTTATCTAACTTTTCAATCCATAATTTTTCTCTTTCTTCTTCACTATATATTTTATTTCTATAATATACTGGTAATCCCATTTCCGTTCCTGTTCTTGTTTTATATGTTTCCTTTGTTTTATCCTTTATATATTTATTTCTTTCCGCATCATTTCTATCTATATAACCCCTTCCAATCCCATTACTTGCGTACACTTTACTTTTATAATTTGGGTGTTTCTTGTCTATTTTACTTATATATTTTACTATATATCCTATCGTCTCGTCGTTCACATAATGTTTTCCTTTTCCGTCTCCTAATATTACTTTTCCGTATATCCATCTTTTCTCTATTTCTTCAAATTTTTCGTCCGTCCATACTACCCCATGTATATGTAATCTTTCTGTTTCGTTCCCTCCTAATTCTGTCACCATCCAATGCCTTATTGTTTTTTTATGTTTCTTCCTCCAATTTTCCGTCCAATGCCTTATTGCATAACTTGCTATCGCGTTATCTCTGTCATACCCTTTTAATTCTTCACTTATTTTATTGTCTACCTCTTGTAATTTCTCATCACTAAACGTCATCGTAATAAACATTGCGTTTTTACGTTCTCTAACTTCTTCAGTTAATCTTACTTTCCAATTGTTTGCTTTTTGTTTTCTGCATTCTATACAATTTCCGCACCCTACTGCTACCGTTTTAACTCTTTCATCATGACAATGGGGGATCTCTCCCCCATTCTTTTTATTTGCCATGTATTTTCTATTATATATTAAATTCGGATATAAGCACATGTTAATCGTACTTCATTTTTTCTGTTTTTACTCCTGTTTCCTTATCTGTAAATGACTCTTTTATCCAGTTTGTTGC